CGTCGTCGACTGCCCCAGTCATCGGCTTCGGGAACCCGAACGCTTCGCGGATGACTTCGCGGGAGAGGTTGCGGAGCTCGGCGAACTGCATGTCCCGCTGGGTGAACTTGCGGTCCTTCCACTGGCCGTGCTCCAGGATCGCCACCCGGTGTGCGTTGGCGACACCCTTGTGCTGCTCGTTCCATCGGTCGCGGAGCTCGTTGAACTCGTCGTCGGACAGGCTGTTGGGGACCTCGATGATCCCGCCGGGCTCAGCCGAGTTGAGGAAGAACGACCGGTTCCACTCCGCTGAGTACCGGACCGCGTCAAGGTCGGTGAGGAGGGCCTGCACCGGGCCGATACCCCGGTACGGGTCCGTCGGGTGCGGCGTCCGAATGAAGATCACGTCCTCCTTGCGGAGCGCGACCTCCTGACCGTCCGGACCCGTGTACATGTACCCGAGCAGGAACTGCTCCGGATCCGGAACGGGCCTGATGCGGTCCGGGCGCACCACCCACATCTCCAGCGGGATCGGCGACCGTTCGTTACGGGCGATCACCCACCACGTCTCGCCCGTCAGCTGCTTGTGCTGCGCCCCGGCCTCGACGAACACGGACTGCGTGTAGAAGCCGTTCGGCCGGTTCCACAGGTCGAGCGCGGCGTGACTGGTGACCTCGACGCGGTCTTCCTTCTTTCCGCTCTTGGCCTTGCGGTACAGGCCCCATTCGACGCCGGCCTCGGCTTTGGCGGTGCGGTTGACGATGGCGAAGAGGGTGGAGACGGCGCCCATGGAGTCGAGTTGGGCGGTGGTGCCTCGGCTGGAGCCGAAGAGGCCGCGGCTGTAGGACTGGGCGCGGGAGGCGAAGGGGACGGGAGTCTGGGTGGCCTGGTTGGCGCGGTTGAACAACGCGCCGAGGAGGGTTCTGGCCACCGACCCTCCTTCGCTTGCTAGCCGTTGTGCACCCGGTTCAGGACGAGCACGCCGACGCCGAGCGCGGCGAGCCCTACCGCCACTCCAAAGAGCAACATGGCGGAACCCGACAACAGCATAGTCCCAGCCGTGTCAAGCGATACCGGCGCCAACTTCCGCAACACCTGCGCCCACCTGCTGAAATCCGGATTCTTCCTGGTCACGACAGTCTCACTCTCACTGGTGGCGGCTTGTAGGGTTCCGACAGTCTCACAGCCAGCGAACCCGCGGCCTACCGCCGAGGTCCTTCGCGGCGACCATGTACCGGGCGGCGTCCATCGAGTGGTCGTTGGCTTTCACCGGTTCCTCTTTCAGCCCGCCGGCGTTGCCGGGCTTCACGGCCCACACGTAGCCGGAGACTTCCTCGGCAAGGCCGATCGGGAGGGAGGCGGCGTCCATCTCGGGGTCGCGTTCGAGGAGCGCGTCACGGAATACGTGCAGGCGGGCCTTGCCGTCGCCCTGGACCTTCAGCCGCGCGGAGAACGCCTGTATGCCGTCACTGACGCCCTTGTGCGCGGCCTGCGTCCCCATGCCCAGCTTCCGCTCCAGCGTTGCCCGATCCTCGGCATCGTGGTCGGTGATGATGGCGCGCGGCCGCGGCTGCCCAGCCAGCAGCCGGTCGCGGATGACCTCGGCGTGGTCTTCGACGAGCATGCGGGTACGGACCCACTCGCGGATCAGGTAGAGCCGGCCGTCGGGGTCTTCAGCCCACAGCTGGGCCACGAAGGGGTTCGTGTACCCGAAGTCGACGGTCACCCACCTGGTCCACGAGTCGGGCACCGCGAACGGTTCGATGACGTGGACGGGTTCCGACCAGCCCTCGTAAACGAGGCCTTCGGCGGCAGCCCAAATGCCGTCGCGGTAGCGGAGCCGCCGAACGCCGGTGAGGGCGTCGAGCTTGGCCATGTAGTCGACGCCCCGCTCAGTGAGCGAGCCGTCCGCGTTGACGTAGAGGGGGTTGTCCCGGTGCAGGCTGTGGATCATGCGCATGGTGCCGTCGTCGCAGCGCTGCTTGATCCAGTGCTTCGGGTGGTCCGGGTTGCAGGCAAGAACGATCTGCCGGTATGTCGGTGCGTTTCCCCGGAGACGGGTGATCAGGGTCTCCAACGCGGTCAGTGAGATCTGCGTGGCCTCGTCCACGTAGATCCGCGAGAACTCCGTGCTGAGGAATTTTTCCGGACGATCTAGACCGCCGACCAGAATCTCCGCGCCGTTGGCAAAGGTGTACGCAGCAGGCTTGCGCGGGGATCCCCCGAACCATCGGACGACCCCCTCAGCCAGGGCGGTCGTAGCCACCTGCTGCTCAAAGGTCACCAACGTGGACCCCGTCAGTGAGGCGTGCGTCTGTCGAACGATCAACGAGCGACAGCCGGGGACCATTAGGCTGGTGTAGAACGCTTTTTGGAGCATTGCGAGGCTTTTCCCGGTTCCCGCTGGACCCGCGATTGTGACCTCTTGCTCCTTCGCCGACAGCAACTCCTTCGCGCCTCCGCGCGGCTCGTACCGCACCACCGTTGCCGTCATCGCCACGACCTGAGGTATGCGGCGGCAGCGGCAAGGCGGTCGGCGCTCTCGCCGAGCATGCCTATGCCTGTGTTGCAGGGGCTGCAAAGAAGTCCGCGAACGCAGACTGGGCACCCGCGGTCGGCGGTGCAGTGCGCGTGGTCGCGGTCGACGTGGAGACGCTTTCCGTTTGGAGGCGCGCCGCAGATTGCACAGCCCCCTCTCTGCCGTTCCAGCGTCTCGGCGTACCAGGACGGCTCCACGCCGTACCGGCGAGCGATGGCAGCCGCGTAGTGGCACTCGATGCACCGAGGGGACAGGCCGTCCGTCTGCGACGAGTTCCTATGGAAGGAGGACTCAGGTAGCCACGCGTCACAGGCGCGGCACTGCTTGCGCCCCTGGGAGTCCCGGGCTGCGGGTTTCCGTCGACGGTAGGAGAAGGCGCCTCCCGCGCTGCCTGTTCGGCGCCACCGAACGTAGTGGCTTGAGCAGTACCCCTGAGCCGAGTGTGGGTCCTGGCATCCGTCGACAGTGCAGAATTCGCGGTTAGCCCTGACTGAGCTGGTGCCAGGATCGCCGCTGCGCCGCCAACGACGCCAGTGAGGGTTGCAGTAGCCGTGACCGTAATGCGGCCTGTCGCACCCGTCGACGGAGCAGCGCGTGTCCTGCTGTCGGACTTGAGCGGGACCTGGATCGCCAGTCTTCTTCCATCGCTGCCAGTGGGGCGAGCAGTAGCCCTTGGCCAGGTGGGGTCTGTCGCATCCGGGCACGCTGCACGTACGCTTGGGCATGTCGATCCTGTCTTGATCAGGTCGGCCGCGCCCCGGGAGTGTTCGCAGCACTCGCCGGGGTTCTCTGTCGCCGTTGATTCTACCGTTTCCGCAGGTCAACCAGCCTGCGAATGCGGGTAGTTGGGCGCACGTCACACGAGATCCTCAGGGTTCACGCCGATCAGCTCGTACTTCACACCGCCAGAGATCTCCGTCTTGGCCGGCTGGTCGACGCCGTGGAGACGGCGGTAGCTCTCCCGGATCCGGAGCGCGGTCTGGATCGCTTGCATGCGCGGCCCGTCGTCGAGGAGGGGCTGGCCGTCCTCGCCGTAGACCACACGGCCGTGGGAGACCATGACGTGGTTCCGTTCGAGGATCTCCATCGCCATGACGTACAGCTGGTCAAGCTGCTCCGACTCGGTCTGGATCAGCTTTTCGACCGCCGGCTTCAGCACGTCACGCTTGGCGCGTTGGACGGCTCGCCAGGCTTCGCCGCGGTCGTAGAAGCCGAACCGGTCGGCGAGTTCTTGGAATCGGGTGCCGGGGTGGTCGGCGAGGTACTGGGCGGCGGCAGCGTCGCGTTCGACGGTCTTCATGGAGCGTTGGAATTTGCCGTTGCCGTCGCGGGGGCGGTCGTAGGGGTGGTAGTCGGGGTCGTCGTTGGCGGTCACGGCGGTGCCCCTTTCCTGGACGTTATACGTATGACGGGTTGCGTGCTTTGATGGTACGGATGCGTGCAACCGGGTGGCGGCTGAGGGCGCGCGCAGGGAGAAGCCCCCGTCTCTGTCGAGGCGGGGGCTTCGGCCATGCAGGGGCATGCGGCTACTGCGGGTTGCGGTAGCCGTCGAGGAACTCGCGCGTGCCACGGATCGAACGTGCGAGGTCCTCGTCGAACTCGTCGGCGCGCTCAGCCAGGTCGTCGAGCATGGTGAGGGTGCCGTCGATGCCGTACTCCAGGTTGGAGATGCGCTGCTGGTAGCTGCGGTAGAGGCGCTCGTCGGCCTCGGCCGCGGGCGCGGCGGCGTCGCGGGGGTC